CTTCTTTGCCTCTGTTTATCCTACTATTTCTTCTGGACAGAGCACAAAGGTAATTATCGTTTCTACCCCTCGTGGTATGAATCACTTCTACCGCATGTGGCATGATTCCGAAAAGGGGAAGAATGAATATGTACCAACAGACGTTCACTGGTCGGAAGTTCCAGGTCGTGATGAAGCATGGAAAGAGCAGACTATTGCTAACACCTCTGAACAGCAGTTCAAGGTTGAATTTGAGTGCGAATTCTTAGGATCAGTCAATACACTCATCAACCCAGCGAAACTGAGAAACTTAGTATATGAAGAACCAATAAAAAGAAATGCTGGTCTTGATATCTATGAGAAGTGTAGAGAAGAACATAATTATCTGATAACAGTTGACGTTGCTCGTGGACTGGGCAATGACTATTCTGCGTTTATTGTGTTTGATATTACCCAGTTCCCGTACAAAGTAGTAGCAAAGTATAGGAATAACGAAATCAAACCTATGCTATTCCCAAATATTATTCACGAGACTGCTAAAGGATATAATAACGCTTGGTTGCTGATTGAAGTTAATGATATTGGTGAGCAAGTTGCTAATATCTTACACTACGACTTAGAATATGAAAATATGCTGATGGCTGCAATGAGAGGTCGTGCTGGACAGGTGGTTGGTCACGGTTTCTCGGGCAAGAAGTCGCAGATGGGTGTAAGGATGACTTCTGCTGTGAAGAAGTTGGGATGTTCTAACTTAAAGACTTTCCTGGAAGACGATAAGTTACTGACTGTAGACTATGAAATTATATCAGAACTTACTACATTTGCCCAGAAGCATAATTCATTTGAAGCAGAAGAGGGTTGTAATGATGACCTAGCAATGTGTCTGGTTATCTTTGCTTGGTTGGTTGCACAAGAATATTTCAAAGAAATGACGGATAACGATATCCGTAAAAGAATATATGAGGAGCAGAGAAATCAGATAGAACAAGACATGGCTCCATTTGGATTTATATTGGATGGTTTGGACGAAAGTACATTTGTTGATGAGTCTGGTGATAGGTGGCACACTGACGAATACGGTGATCGTTCTTATATGTGGGACTATTACTAATGGACTTAGAAGACCAAATAAACTTAGAGCATATACTTCTTTTTGATAGGGAGTGTAGAGTTTGTGGGGAAACAAAAAACTTGATAGATGATTTTTATCTAACCAGAAAAGGCAGGGGTGCTTTACCCTCTGCCTATTCTTATGAGTGTAAGGAGTGCACCAAAAAGAGAGTTTTATCAAATAAGAAAAGACCAACACCAATAGAAATGTGGGAATATCCTGACTGGTAGCGGTTCACGCACTGTTTCCCCATTCAAAGGACACTTTTTAATAAATATTTCTAGAATAATTCTGGACTAAGGAGAATAGAAGATGCCGCTAAATTTAGCATCTCCTGGAATTGTAGTAAGAGAGGTTGACCTCACAGTTGGTAGAGTAGACGCTACCAGCGGTGCTGTTGGTGCCTTGGTTGCTCCCTTTGCTAAGGGACCAGTCGATGTGCCTGTTCTTGTTGGTGACGAAGCCGACCTACTGAAGAATTTCGGTGAGCCATACAATACCGACAAGCATTATGAGCACTGGATGGTTGCCTCTTCATACCTGGCGTATGGCGGCGATCTCCAAGTTGTTAGAGCAGATGACGATGCTCTCACTAACGCTTTTGTTGGTTCAGCAACAAGCATCAAAATCAAGAGCACTGAGCATTACGGTCAGTTAGGTTACCAAGAGAACACTATCAGTGGAGTAACCTTTGCTGCTAGAAACCCAGGTTCTTGGGCAAACGGCGTTAGAGTCGCCACCATTGACGCTAAAGCAGACCAAATCATTGCTGGCGTTCAAACAAGCGCTACTGTCCCAACTATCGCTGTTGGATACGGTATCACTCAGGCAATTTCTTCAACCCTACCTGGTTCTGGTTCAACCAGCACTCTTGATGGACATCTGAAAGGTATTATCACTGGTATCAGTGGTTCTGGTACTTCAGATTCACCATACTCACTTCAAGTTAAAGTTCTTTCACATGTTTCAGTTGCTGGAACTGAGACTTCTGTTGACTACCAACCTGCTGGTGTTTACGCTTTCTCATCCTCAGGTTCTGTTGCTATCCACACCAATGGTCAAGCAACTGCAGTAGGTCAAACGGCATACACCTCAAGACAAGACTGGTTTGATCAGCAAACCATTTCACTTTCTGGTGGAACAACTATCGCTTGGAACACCCTAGTTGATAGACCTGGTACTTCATCTTACGCTGCTGCTAGAAACTCAAGATTTGACGAACTCCACGTTGTTGTTATCGACGACAAAGGAACCGTAAGCGGAAACGCTGGTACTATTCTTGAGAAGCACGTTGCACTTTCTAAGGCAAAGGATGCCGAGTACTCGGTAGGTTCCAGTGCTTACTGGAGAAAGTATCTTTACAACGTTTCAACCAACGTATTTGGTGGTGCTGCTCCTGCTGGTATCACGACAACTGCATTCAGCAGCAGCTTCACACTTGCTAGCGACATTGGTTGGGACCAAGATGCTGACGGAGTTAACTTCGCTGCTTCTGGAAGCAACACTTACACCCTGGGTGGTGGTAAGAACTACGATGACGGAACAGATCTCACCTCTTCTGGTGCTCTGACCTCAACTCTCGCCAAACTATCCGCTGGTTACGGTCTATTCGAGAATACCGATAACTACGATGTTGACTTCCTGCTGATGGGTTCAGCAAACTATGCTAAGGAGACTGCACAAGCTCTTGCTAACAAACTGATCGCGGTTGCTGAAGCAAGACAAGATGCTATCGCATTCATCTCACCATACAGACTAGCGTTCCTCAACGACAGTGCTGTTGGTTCTGTAACAGTCAACTCAGACTCCGATATCACCGATAACGTTCTGAGTTTCTACGCTCCTATCACTTCATCGTCTTACGCTGTATTTGATAGTGGTTATAAGTACACCTACGATAGATTCTCCGATTCCTTCCGTTATATTCCATTGAATGGAGACATTGCTGGTCTATGTGCTAGAAACGACCTTAACAACTTCCCATGGTTCTCACCTGCTGGTACTGCTAGAGGTGCTATCCTCAACGCTGTTAAGTTGACCTACAACCCAAGCAAGGTTCAAAGAGACAAGTTGTATTCCAACAGAATCAACCCTGTTATCTTTTCGCCTGGTGACGGTATCGTTCTCTTCGGTGATAAGACTGGTTTCGCCAAGTCTTCCGCATTCGATAGAATCAACGTTCGCCGCCTGTTTATCTACCTGGAGCAAGCAATCGCTGCTGCCGCCAGAGATCAACTCTTCGAATTCAACGACGAGATCACAAGAACCAACTTCGTCAATATTGTTGAACCATTCCTCCGCGATGTTCAGGCTAAGAGAGGAATCTTTGATTATGTCGCTATTTGTGATGAAACAAATAACACTGCTGCTGTTATCGACAACAACGAGTTTGTTGCTGATATCTATATCAAACCAAACAGATCGATCAACTTCATCGGTCTAACCTTCGTTGCTACCAGAACTGGGGTTTCCTTCTCGGAAGTCATCGGTAACGTCTGATAATTATTTGATTAATCAACCTTAGAGGCAAACAAAAATGGCAACCAGAAATCAACTTAATCCACCCCCACTAAGAAAGATTACTGACTTCAAGAGTAAGCTTACTGGTGGCGGTGCACGCTCAAACCTCTTTGAGGTTGAGCTTTCATTCCCAAGTTCAGTTCAAGTTGATGGTTTGAATGATATTCTTAACAAGGCACGTTTCCTTGTTAAGGCAGCAAACCTTCCAGCATCCAACGTTGCTCCTATTGAGGTTCCTTTCAGAGGAAGGATCCTCAAAGTTGCAGGAGATCGTACATTCGATACCTGGACAATCACTGTTATCAACGATACCGACTTTGCTATTCGTTCCGCTTTTGAAAAGTGGATGAATACTGTAAACAGAGTATCTGATAACACTGGTCTTACCAACCCAGCAGATTATCAGGCGGATGCTTACATCTACCAACTTGACCGTAACGGCGGCACCCTGAGAAAGTATCATTTCTATGATGTTTTCCCAACTCAAGTTGCTCCTATTGACCTATCATATGATAGCACTGGTCAGATCCAAGAGTTCACTGTTGAACTCCAAGTTCTCTGGTGGGAAGCAGTAAGAGGTAATGCTGCAAATGCTGGCGGTGAAGACATCAACTAAATAGTCAATAATAAGCAAACAGTTATACGATGGCACGACTTTTTGGTTTCTCTATTGACGGCGACCAAAGTAAACCACCTTCAGTTATTTCCCCCGTTCCTCAAACCAATGAGGACGGGGTTGATAACTATATTAGTAGTGGTTTTTATGGGCATTATCTTGATATTGAAGGCGTCTATAGAACTGAGCATGATTTAATTAAAAGATATCGTGAAATGGCTCTTCACCCAGAGTGTGACGGAGCCATTGAAGATGTTGTGAATGAAGCTATCGTTAGCGATCTTTATGATTCTCCAGTTGAGATTGAACTCTCAAACTTAAATGCTAGTGAGAGACTAAAACAGGTAATTAGAGAAGAGTTTAGATATCTCAAAGAAATAATGGACTTCGACAAGAAGTGCCATGAAATTTTCAGAAATTGGTATGTTGACGGAAGAGTTTACTATTTGAAAGTCATTGATCTCAAGAATCCTCAGGCAGGTATTCAGGACTTGAGATACATTGACCCAATGAAGATGAAGTTTGTCCGTCAAGAAAAGAAAGAGGACAAGCGCGGTCTTGCTATTGCTAATGCGGTAGTTGGTGGAAAAAATAATACAGAACAGGTTCTAGAACCACAGATTGAAGAATACTTTGTCTACACACCGAAACCAAACTATCCAAGTGCCCAATTTGGTGCTGGCGGCAATACCAAATCAAAGAGTATAAAGATTGCTAAGGACTCTGTTGTTTATTGTAGTTCTGGTCTTGTAGACAGAAATAAAGGAACTGTTCTTTCATATCTTCATAAAGCAATCAAAGCACTCAATCAACTCAGAATGATTGAGGACTCTCTGGTTATCTATCGTTTGTCCAGAGCACCTGAGCGTCGTATTTTCTATATTGATGTTGGTAACCTTCCTAAGGTAAAAGCAGAGCAATACCTCAAAGAGGTTATGTCTCGCTACAGAAATAAACTTGCTTACGATGCGTCAACTGGAGAAATCCGTGATGACCGTAAGTTCATGTCTATGATGGAAGACTTCTGGCTTCCAAGAAGAGAAGGTGGTCGTGGTACAGAAATCACCACACTTCCTGGCGGACAAAACCTGGGTGAACTCGCTGATATTGAGTATTTCCAAAAGAAACTCTACAGAGCACTTGGAGTTCCTGAGTCAAGAATTGCTGGTGATGGTGGTTTCAATCTTGGTCGTTCTTCTGAAATTCTGAGAGACGAACTCAAGTTTGCTAAGTTTGTTGGTCGTCTGAGAAAGCGTTTTGCTCAGATGTTCAACGACATGTTGAGAACGCAATTGATTCTCAAGAACATTGTTACTCCCGAAGACTGGGAGATCATGTCGGATCATATTCAATATGACTTCCTGTATGATAACCAGTTTGCTGAACTGAAAGAGTCGGAAATGCTTCAGGGCAGACTTGGAAACCTAGCAACTATCGAACCTTATATTGGTAAGTACTTCTCTACAGAATATGTAAGGAAGAAAATCTTGCGTCAAACTGACCAAGAAATTAATGAAATTGATATGCAGATTGAAGATGAAATTGCTAAGGGAATTTTACCAGACCCTTCAATGATTGATCCTATTACTGGTGAACCTCTACCTCAAGGTGGAGATTTGGGTCAAGTTCCAACTGAACCAGATATGGAACAAGATGCGGCAGCTGCCGATGCTCAAATGCAAAAAGACACCAAAAAAGCAGAGATATAAATATAGAATATATAACACTATAACTTTTCATGGATAATATTATCGATTTGATTGCGACAGACTCAAAGGCATCGGATGTTTCTGATGCTATTAAAGGTGCTTTGTTCGCAAAAGCTGCTGAAAGAATTGATGCTGCTAGACCTATTGTAGCAGGATCATTGTTTGGTGGTGAATATGAAACTGAACAAGAACCACAAGAGGATCAAGAATAATGGCAAGAACTTTGCTCTTGGCGGATGAAATTAATCTGCCAACTACAACAGGAACTGCAACTAGTTTTACTAATGCTACTGTTGTTCGTCTTGTTAATAACTCTGCAAGTGCTGCACTGGTTACTGTTGTTGAGACGCAAAGTGGGACTGGAATTGGTTCTATGACCATGCCCCCAAATTCCGTTGAGTATCTTGAGAAGCAACCATCATATTGTGTATTTGCTAGTGCCGACACTGTAAAGGGTGCAAAAGTAGGATTTACCGCATAAACAAATGAAACTCATCACAGAAGAAGTAACAAACGTCAATATCATCACCGAAATGGTTGGTGGTAAAAAGACTCTACACATTGAGGGTGTATTCCTTCAGGGTGAGATTAAGAATCGTAATGGGAGAATGTATCCCATTCAAACTCTTGCTAACGAAGTAAAGCGTTACAATGAGAACTTTGTTTGTAAGGGTCGTGCTCTTGGCGAGCTCGGTCATCCCGATGGTCCTACCGTCAACCTTGACCGTGTTTCACACAAGATCACTTGTCTGACCCAAGAAGGTAACAACTTTAAAGGTAAGGCACAGATTCTTGAAACCCCAATGGGTAAGATCGCCAAGTCTCTTCTAGAGTCTGGTGTCTCACTTGGCGTTTCTTCTCGTGGTGTTGGTTCACTTAGGAT